TTTCAGTCGTGCACGTACGTGCGACAACTTACAGCCCATCGAAATGACGGACCCTAACGACTCCATGCCCGGCTGGGCGAGTCGAAGGAGAAGCTTTCTCCTTTCATTGGACCTCACTGAGGCCACTTACACGATGTCGCACGACATCATGGACATAAACTATGAGTTTATGGATATTATCATGAGGAAATTCTCCCCATGGCAGGTCTTTCACAAATTGTTTAAGATCAATCAACGTGAAGTTGATTTTAGGACCCTTCGTGATGAAGGGTACTACCCGGAAGACTATCCGGAGTTTCTCACAACCAGGCATGGTTGTTTTATGGGTGATGCATTAAGCTTCATCCATCTAACGATGACATTGTCATCGCTAGTCGACCAGACCGCATACAGCGATCAAGGTCGGAGGAACTCAAGACATGTGTTCCAATCGGTCTTTGTTAAGAGACCTATAGGTCAAAGCGTTGGCGATGACCTAATTCTTCTAGACATAGAAGAAGACTTTGGGAAAAACTTCCTGAAGAAAGTCTCAGAAATGGGACTTTTTGTGAGCAAAATTAATGCTCTATCAGAAGATGCAGGTACCTTCTGTGAGACCTATGTTTATAGGCCTGAAAGTCTTCATGATTTGAAGACTGCGCCCAAAGAAAGCGTCTTTGGGGATTTACTCTTCCTAGATGTCATCAAAGGAAGCTTGCTAACCGGCAAGTCTAAGGTTCGTACAGACAATACGGACCCATTCCTTGGTCATGCCAAGGCATTGAATAGGCAAATCGCCTATTTACCGCGCCAGTTCCAATGGAAGGCGCGAAGGGCCAAACTGGTCCTTTGGAACCGCAATTATAAAAAAGCGGTCAAGCTTGGAAGATCCAAGCCCCATCTCCCCATAGCTTTGGGGGGCCTTGATATCGCCGTAGGTGCGTGCGACTCATTTGAATCAGAACTGATTCAAAAGAAGTACTTGCCGTACTTCTGTGGAATGCTTGACCTCCCGAAAGAGGATTTTCTCAAGTATTGGGTACTCCTGTCTGGAGTATATCGAGCAAACCCGAAAGGATTTGCTTGGAGCAATAACGAAGAGGTTATTGCTAAGATTGTCTCGAAAATCGAGATATCTGTCGACGAGCGGGATATTCTCCCAAATTTGCCGTCGTGGATCGCCGATAAGCCAATCGGTGAGAAGTTGCGATATATCAATCGCAAGCTTGGCTACATGCCTGTACGCCAAATCGTGGATGAACTTTCACGACGAGAAGCATTTCTCAACTTCTGGAAGCGGTTAACACCGCCTGAGTTCATGACTTTGAACTTACGTAACGCTAGACAGCGTCACGATGATGTGTGGAAAATTATCCGCACAGAGGTAGCGCCCAAACCGGTGCCCTACCATATCACAAGCTTTAACAAGCTTGCGACCGAGTTCGAATTACGAACTTGGGGGCTCTATGTTAATAGAGAAGACCCAGCCATTGCCGAAGCCTTTCAAGGTACACCTTCGATGTACATCTGGTTGAAGAATTCAACCTCCCAATCTCACTGACCTAGCAGCCGCTAGTACGAAGATCAGTCATGACCAAATCAGGTCATCGTGAACCAAGCCGGTTCATCGGTAGCTTCTAAACAGAGGCAGCCAAGGTGCTTAGCAAGCATTGCTCACGCGATGTTTCCATCGG